CCTGAACCCGATCTTGAATAACTACGAGTTGAGCTTGAACTTGAACTGCCCCCGTCACCTAAGTTTGATAATGCGTTTATCAGACTGTTTGGCGCGCTTCCCGTTGCGTTAGTTATTGCGTTGCTGACGCTTTCACCTAACGCAGTAGCGTCAGCCGGTGCTATGAAACGGGGATCGCCCACCATTGCATTAGGGGTACTATTATCCAAACTGTCTTTGCTTACTACGGCAAGGGGATTTACAAGTGAGTCGTATGCAGGTCTTCCGGCAAGTGCTGACGGAACTTCGAGATAAGGCGCATTGTAATTAGGATTATCAACCGACTCGACAAGAGCATTTCTTGCCGCCTGTGCTACCGCGTCTTGAAGTGAAGTGTTACCTCTCTGCGGTGCCTGGAAACGGGGATCACCAGCCATTGCGTCAGCCGTATTAGTAGGCCTTGTATCGCCTAAGAGACCGAGACGGGCCTGTGCTTCTCTTCTCTGTGCGTCGTTCATGGTATACCCGTTTGCAAAAATATCTGCTGCCGACTGAGAAGTTGTTGTCGGCTGATACGAAAACATATCGTTGATATTTGTGCTTGCTTGTCTGTCTTCTTTGGAAGTGTCATTAGCAAGGGTCTGTAAAAGAGTCCTTGCGTTATTTGTAGGGGTAGGCGAAATTCCCGTCGCAAGTGCTGTACCAGGGATAAGATTACTAAGGACATTAAGCATTGAATTAGTACGCTGTGAAGGGGACATATTAGCGTTAGTATTTGCATTGAGCATACCCGATACGCCACCCTGTTTTTTAAGCTGAGTAAGAAGGTTATTCACATAACTTTCGTTCGCTGCTTTCTGTCTGTCTGCTTCCTGTTTAACAGTGTCAACGTACTTTACCGGGGTAGGGGCTACCGCCTTGTTTACGCTTGATGAAGTTGAACTTGATCCCGCGCCCGCAGGTATGTTTGAAGTTACGCTGTTAGTCGCAGTCTTAATCGCGTTAGAGACTGAACTACCGATACTCGGACTTGTGGTAGGCTTTACCGCTGATGTTGCCGCGCTTGTCGCAGTCTTAACAGCGTTTGAAACAGCCTTGCCTATTGATGAACGTGAACTGCTTGTATTCTTTGTAGGCGTAGAGTAACGCGCAGCCATAGTCGCTGAATTAGCTTTCTGTGTTGCGACGTTTGAAGTGTTCTTTTTCCTTGTTGTGTTTGTGCCTTTTGCTGCCATTATTACTCTCCCTTCATTTGCTTTTTAATCTGGTCTGCGCCTGTTGCTGCAAGGCCCGATACAATACCGACTGCGACCGCTGTTATCATATCCTGTGCGGGGAAGTCCGGCATACCAATGACATAACCTATGGCTCCGAGTATTGCGCCACATATACCCACGATCACGGGGATATACTTATTGTCAAGGGGCGATACCTTTACACTGAGACCGACTGCATAACAAATAACTGATATTGCTGCTACACCAACTATTCCAAACATTTTCTTCTCTCCTTTACAGTCCTATGTTTTTTAGCATGAACCCGACTACTCCACCAACGATCAATACTAAGATATGTGATATCATTGTGCGCCACATTTCACCGTCTCTGCTTTCAAGCTCGTCAAGGCGTTCACCTTGTTTGACTTGTTCCTTGCACATATATTCCATGTTCGTTGCAAGACGTTCGACTGATGTTGACATATTTAGAAGTTTGTTTAAGGTTTCTTCCATTGCTGACAACCTATGATTCTGCCTTTCGTCTTCTTCTTCCATGCGCTTACAGAACTCTTTGTGTTCGTTAATTGTGAGATATTCGTTTTCCATTTCTTCTCCTTATGCGATATAGATTTCCTGATTAGGGTATATCGTATAGGGTTTCGGTATACCGTTTATCTCAGCGAGCTTCTTGTAAGTCGTGCCGTATCTCTTAGCGATACCCGATAATGTTTCACCCTTCGCGACTATATGTGTCTTTCTCTTTTCAGAACGGGAAGCAACGATCTCATTTACTTTGTCCTGGACTTCCTTGTAGTTATATCCGGCTGATGTTAACTTTGCTTTCCGTATAATTCCGTTACCCCATAATCCCGCAAGGACTTCTATTGCAACCTGATCTACTGACTTCGAAATAGGTTCGGGGATCGTAACTTCTGTTATCTCAGGAATAGAACCGCTGTCTACCCACTGTATGTTTATCTGATCCTGGTCTACTGTCGTCCCGTGTATCTTCGGACTTCTTACGTAGTTAGTTGAACCGCCAAACTGCCATATTTCAATAGGCGCGATACTCTTTAACTTCGGGGGATTTTTGGAATACTTCGCTACCCAATGAGGGAAGACCGCAACCGCGTTATCATTGAATCTGCTGTTAAAGTGGCTTTCACTTGTGTATATTCCACAAGCATAGCCCGCAGTTATCATGGTCTGGCAAAATGCTGTGATGATATCTGTTAAGTGTTGATATCCCTGATTAAGCATTTTCCCTTCTACGTCGTAGTAAACGTGGACTATTCTCTTACCCTTTAAGTAAGATATGAAATAGTTTGCTTCACGTACTGCGTCTTCAACGGAAAATGCACACCCAAAGTAATAAGCACCGATATACATTTTGTCGTTAAGAGCCTGCTGATAGAAGTTTTCAAACTGTGAATCTTTATAAAAGCCTGCGTCTGCACCGCCCGCCTTGATGATCGCGTAATTGAATCCTTCTGCAAGTGCGTAGTTTAAATCAAAGCCCTTCTGCCAACGTGATACGTCTACACCATACGCAACGGGTGATACGGGTACTGTGTTATAATCTACCCACGGTAACAGTCCGTAGTCAGTCCATGAGTATTTATTCTTCGGGCCACCCTTGTAAAGATATCTTCCGCCCTTTTCGTCAACGTAGGTATACTGTACTTTTGACTCCCACGCACCCGTACACTCTACGACGTTAACGATATGACCGTTATATTCAAAGTCTCCGAGATATACTCCGGCATGGGGACTTGTGGATAAATACAGATAAGTGCCGGGCTGTTTAAGCTGAGTAAAATCTTTTGAACGATTAGTACACTTCTGCAACATCTGATATCCCGTGATATCACCCGTAACAGTCGGGGCAACATTTGTCCCCACGGGGTTAGTTGCGTTCCACCCTGCTAAAACCGCTTTAATGAGATTCCAACAGTCAAAGCTAAACCTTCCATCTGACCAATGATAGCCGAGATTTTTCCCAGGCTTATTGCAATAAAAGTTAGGTATATCATGCGCTAAATTCAGTTTTGCTGTAAAATCTGATAGCTTCATTTATTCCTCTCTTTCTATATGGGGTGGTTTAATCGTTGCCACCCATTCAACGCTCAATTTCTATACAAGTGATACTCTCAAATTGAGCAAGAGCAATTAGATATCGGCTCTGCCGTAGAATTGAAGTGTATTACAGATACAAGCATTTGTACCTGCGTATGATGTAGTTACATATAACCGATAGTAATTATAATTATTATTGTTTGATAACGTATATTCTGCGTCATATGTTGAACTACTATCATTTGCCACACCACTAAATATATCTGTATAATCACTTCCATTATTAGAGGCTTGAATTGCAAAGTTTTTAATAGTGTTGTGGCTATTGGCTATTCCAAATCTAATTTTAACCTTCTTAATACATATAGGCGAATCAAAACGATAACCTAAATAATGCGGATAAGGCGAGGTATTACCATCAACACTCGCCCATTGGGTGCTGTCATTTCCGTCAAACGCAAGATACGGCGGATAAGAACTACTATATTGACTATCAGCAAAGCACTCACCACTCGGTGTATTACTACTTGTCATCGCAGGAACTTTTACATTATCAACACTTTCAAAGTATTGACTATTCTGTATTGCATCATTCCAATCACTATCTGCTAAAAGAGTATTAGAAGCGTAGTTGTTAAGACCGATATAGGACATAGCGGTTGCGTTGTCGCATAGTCCGTCCTCAGTGTAGAACTGAATCTCCTGTATACGTGTGTTATATTGACCAGAAACATAAATTGTATCAGGTGAAAAGATGCGAACTCTATCTGTATCAATATCTATCACTTTTGTAATAGTAGTATTTTTTACTACTGATGAAGCAGGAAGAGTGAAAGTTTCAACATTTTCCCAAGAACTACCCTTTTGTATTTTCCAAGTTGTTTGCGGAACTGTATAAGAAGAACTTGAAGGAGTTTGATTAAATGTGATAATACACTTTTTTATCTTCTTGCTTGAAGGAAATATATATCCAACATATTGATTAGTTTCACCAGCATAACCTGACCACAATGTTGAAGAATCACCATCAAAAGCCTTGTATGCTTCATTACCAGTTCTTTCGTGTGCTGTGATACATTCACCACTTGGTGTAGTGTCGCTTGTCATTGTAGGCACTAAAGGCAAATTTCCTGCAAAACTCTTTGACCTTACAAGATAATCAACAGCGTTTGAATCTGCTATAAGGGCTTCAAGTGTTGAACTGTCTGCTAACACTTCTGCAAGGGTAGTATAAGGTTTATTAAGTCCTGCACATTTAAGCCATATCTGGATATCGTCAGTAGGTACTACTGTTCTTCCTTCCGGCCTTTGATCGCTACCACCTATGTAATAAAGGTTTAACTGTTTCATTATGCTTCCCTCACAATTACGTTAAATGCCGTTGTAGGAACTTCGGTAAGATAAAAGGTTACGTTTGTTGCACCGATTTCAAAAGCATAGACTTTCTTAAAATCAGTAAGTGTGCCTGAGACGTTTATCGGATAATCACCGATCATATCCGCAGCAAAGTTTGTTAAAGGATTTCCGTCTTTGTCTGATGATATTACAATGGTCTGTACGGTCTTTGACTCTCCCCATATAGTTACCGTCTCTTCGGTATATCCAGTAGTAGGAAGTGTTATTTCGTATTGATTTTTAAAATATGTTGCGCTGTGTCCGTCGAGTGCTTCTGCATTGTCAACTACTCCGTCATTGTCGGTATCATAAACGGCCTTTGTCATATCACCGCCGCCCATTGCTACAACGTAAGCGACAATAGCAGCCATTGTGGGTATCTTCTTTGGATCGTTAGCAATAACGTCTCCAACTGCGTCAACTACCGCATTGAACTTATCAATAGCAAGATTACCGAGTGAATCAAGTCTTGCCTGCATATCGCCCGTGGAAAGTCCGGGGGTATCGGGAAGACCCGTTACGCCCTTATTAACACGGTCTGCTGATGTGATTTTATATGTGTCCTGAAAATCTCCCATATCGTCTCCTTACTGTTTGTAGTTGCCCTTTTCGACATACTCAATACCGATCTTGTCAAGTGCAAAGGGTTCATTTACATTTAGGTTCTCAAATCTGTATCTGGTCTTATCTACTTTCTTTATCCTTGTCTTTAACGCTACTACTCTGTTTGTAAGGTCTGAACTAAACGACAACTTTGAAAATATCAGTCCCTTAAATGTCATATATGAAGCCGTAGACGAATCCGAACTTAACACTGTCCATACACCACGTTTCATTGCTGACATACGTATTGAAGTCGCAATAGCTTGTTTCAAACGAACCGCAAGATATCTGAAAGTCTTATTCTTGTAAAACAACTTTCCGTCAAAGTCGGGTGTTTCCCAACGACATACGATAGCCGCACCATCGTCATTGTATGAGTTAACATCATTTACGTTCGTATAGAACTTACAGACTTTGCCGGTCTTTGAACCGAACCATAAAGCCCCGTCTTCTTCCCACATTACATTTGCGTCTATACCTGCTCTGTAATAGCCGACAAACTGTCTTGTAGAATAGGGTGCTGATTTATCCGTCTGTACACTTTGAAGCCCGTCAAGGGTGTATAAACCGCCATTAAGGGCTAATATATAAAAGTCCTTATAAACAAACGCATACGCTTTATCTAAGTCGGTCTCATCGAGAAGTTTTCCGTTAAGGAAAAATGATCTAAGATTAGTTAACTCTTTTCCCGTGATATCCTGAGAAGTTAAAGCGTACAGTCCTAAGTTAGTAAGGAATATCGGTTCACCTGCAAGATATCCGAAAGAGTCTTTGCATATCGCGGGTGCGCCATGAATAGTCGTCTGTGTAGCAAAGGTTACTTCGTCTTTGACTGTCGTATTAGTTACAAGGACTATATTCTGTTCAACTTCCTGTTTGTCTTTAAAGACTGCAAGATAATTACTCAGA